TGGAAGTACGAACGGAATTTGTTTCCGGCGGGGAGGTGGTCGCCTCATGAGCCTCCGAACTGCTGTCAGTGAGACGCATGTCCTGGACGTGCCGTCGTTCGGTCGGATCACGGCCGTCGTGCAGCGTGATCCCGCCCTCGCGCTTGATTTTGCCCGTATTGACATCGATGTCCCGATCCATCCCCTTCCAAAGTGGGTCTGGGATTTCTACCGCGAATGGGTGCTTCAGTCCTGGGGGATGAGGATCCTGAATTGGGGTGTGTCTTGCCCTCTGATTGTGACCCGTCAGAGGGGGAAGTTCTGCTTCCAACAGAAGGGTTCAAAAATTTCTGAGAATGAAGGAGATGTCCTGTGAGTGAGCAAAGTGATCTGACAAATGCCTTGCTGCGTGAGAAGGGAATCCTCCCTGCCGAGGATCCAGCAAAGCAATCCCCCGCTGCCACGTCCGAGGAGGCGCCGCCCGAGCTGCCCAAGATCCGCCATGTCGGCCGGAATGTGGGGCTGAATCAATTCGCCCGCCAGCTGGGGGCCGTGATGTGCACGAATGGGGTCTTTCTCCGCGGGGATGTGCCGGTCGTCCTGGACAAGAAGCGCTCCCGGCTGAAGGAGCTCTCCGCAAAGGCCTTCCGATCCTATGCCGAGAACCATGCCTTCCTCTACAAGCCCGAGAAGAGCGGTGAGGAGTGGATCGAGGTGAAGTATCCGATGCCTAAGGACATCGCCGGGGATGTGCTCTCATCCTTCGATTTCCTCGATCAGCAGCGGCAGGCCTGGCGTGTGAATCCGGTCCCCGCTCCCGTGCTTCGCGCCGATGGCCGGCTGGAGCTGCTGCGGGAGGGGTTCGACTATGAGAGCGAGATCCTCACGATGCCGAATCATCCCCCCTTCGAGTATCGGGTGATGCCGGTGGAGGAGGTGCGGACGTTTTTCCTGAATCTGACAAAGGATTTCGCCTTCGCGGATCGGAACAAGGAGACGGGGCTCTCCCGCTCGCTGGCGGTCCACATGGCCGCGATGCTGACCCCCTTTGTGATGGCCATGCTGCCACGGAAGGCCCTCATTCCCATGTTCATCTATTCCTCGAACATGCAGGGCTCCGGGAAGTCGCTGCTCTGCAAGATGGGGCTCTATGCGTCCTTCGGATCGGCCTCGGCACTGCCCTTCGGCAAGGATGAGGAGGAGCTTCGCAAGCTGCTCGACACGGAGGCGCTGGCGAATTCTCCCTTCATCTTCTGGGACAACGTGAAGCGGACGCTCTCAAGCGCTCTGCTCGACCAATGGCTCACCCAGACGTCCTGGAAGGGGCGCCGGATGGGTGGTCAGGTCGCCTTCGAGGCCGACAAACAGGGCGTCGTCTACATTTCCTCAAACCATGCCGAAACGGACAAGGACTCGACCCGCAGGGCGCTCTTTTGCGAGCTCTTTCTGGAGGATGCCGATATCTCGGGCAGGAAGTTCGACATGCTCATCGATGACGACTACCTGGTCCGCCACGATGTCCGGACGGACATGCTCTCAGCCCTCTGGAGCATGGTCGTCCACTGGGACAAGCAGGGGCGTCCGAAGGGGCCCACGCTACTGGGGAGTTTCGAGCGCTGGAGCGAGATCGTCGGAGGGATCGTGGTGGCGGCGGGCTTCGGTGATCCGCTTGAGAAGGCCGAGACGATCGTGGCCGGTGACACCGACACCAAGGATCTCAAGACGCTCGTCGCCATGCTGGCCGACAAACTCGTCACCAAGATCGAGGAGGAGCGCCGTGCGGCCGAGGAAGCCGCGGAGGAGGCTGCCGAGAGCGGGAAGCCTGCACCGGCCGCCCTGGATGAGGAGGAGCTGCGGAGCATGGAGTTCGAGTTCGACGACATCATCGATCTCTGCCGGGCCCACGATCTCTTCGTGAAGCGGATCGATGGGAAGCTGAAGGTCGACAAGGACTCGAAGGAGGAGACCTTCGAGCTGACCCGCTCCAGCCGCATCCAGCTGGGGAAACTCTTTCAGAAGGAATCGGGGAAGAAATGGGTGGTTCCTTCAGTGGGAAAGGTGCGCTTCGGAAGGAGAGGGAGCAAGAACTGGCGCTCCTTCTTCGTCGACCTGGTGGAGGATTGATTAATAATTTTAAATAAAATACAAATTGCTGATTATATGAATTCTAATGATGACATAAAAAAGAAGTTTCCTAATGCTCCTGAAAAAACATTCTTTAGAGGTTATGAAATGCCAAATCCGTTTTATCTCGTCTGTGATAGTGTAGAGCGGGGATCGGATCTGGTGTTCAAATCAGTAGATGGAAAATTTTTAATCACTGCTTATTCTGTTGTGAGTGGAAAGGGTGGCCACATTGAGATCACAGATACTGGTGATCATCTTTCAGTAGAACTTTATCCGATAGCTGATTTGTAATCTTTATCTCCGGTGGCGGCGGTCTCGGCCCTGTGCAAGTTTCACCCATGCACAGGGCCTTTCTATTTCTTGCTGCTGTCATCTCACTTCAACTTGTCGGGTGTGCCAGGGAGAGCCTCAAGCACCGTGACGCCATCCTTGCGGCCTACACGCCGGCCTCACCGATGGGGTGGCAATATCTCAAGGCGCGGCCGCTCCATATGGCCCACCCTAAGCGAGAGCCCCTCCCCATGTTCGCCACACGTGTCGTCCCTCCTGGTGAACAGCAGCTACGGCTGCGCCACCTGCAGTCCTACGCGATCCGGAAGGCCCTGACACGGCCGCATCGCTGACAGGGGAAGTCCTCCCTGCACATTCCCAGTGACTATCCCACTGAGGGCCTGATCGGATCGCCTCAATATCCCATCCACTGCCCCGCACCCCGCGCTCGAGCGGCCGCACCGCCTCCGGACCTCTTCCCACTATCCCATTTTCTTTCACTATCCCACAAACTTTCCCACTCTCTTATTTATTGATCTCCAATCATTTAAGAGTCCCACTGGGAAAGTGGGAGAGAAATAGAGGGTAAAGAGGGAAGGAAACGGGTTCCTTCCGCTCCGCTTCTTCCGAAACCACTTCCTCTCTTTCCCTCAGACCCCCCGGGGCAAGGGATCTCTTTCCATGTTCGTCATACTATCAGTTTAAAGGGAGCGAACCTTCTTTATGTGGGTGGATTGAAAAAGTTTTTCTTCATTTGACAGGGTTCCTTCTCTGATGAGAGCCCGTTGCCAGTCCAGGATTACCCGCCGCGCCTGCCTACCGCCCTTCCTTGGTGATCTCGGGGGTCACTGGGATAGTGCAGGGACCGGATCAGGCTCCGAGCTGAAGGATGTGGGGATGTCTTTTTCAGGGGGCTTCGCCCAACAGATTGACGTGGATAAGGGATGAGTGCCGAGATTCCGCAAGAATTGCTCCCGGCGCCGGTCTCTTCTGAAGGTCGGCTCCGGAGTCGTGACTTCTATTCCAAGCCTCCATCTCATTTTGCCGGGATCTACGGTGTCTCCAGTAGGTCGGTGAATAACTGGATCAATCACGGCCGTTCGGTCGGGGAGCTCCCCCCTCTGGAAAACCCCGTTGATCTGGTTGCGTGGTGGGGTAAGCACATGGTCCATCGGGTCCCGGACAAGCTTTACGCGGCCGCTGCCAAATTTGCTCCGGAGGATCCTGATCCAGCGCCCCCGACTCTTGGGGAACCTCAGGGAATCTCCTCTGATCCGCCGCGCGATCTTCCTGCTTCGCCCTCCTCCGATCTTTCCACTGGCTTCCTGGCATCGTTGCTTCGCACGCGCGAGGAAGAGGCCAAGGCACACCGGCGGTACACGGCTGCCATTTCCGAGGAGCCGCCGAACGAGGGAAAAATCCGCGTTGCTCAAAAGACCTGGGCGGATCTCGCCGATCACTTGCGCCAGTTGGAGAAAGCCGCTCCGGAGATCTTGCAAAAATCAGGAGAAATGTGGCTTCGGGTGGAGGTCATCCGGGAGCTTGCTCCCCTGCACGGTGAGATTGTGAAAGGGGTCCGCTCGCTGGGTAGGAAGTTTGCCATGAAAGAGGGGATCCCGTGGAGCGTCGAGCGGGACAGGGCCTTTGAGGATGAGTGCAACGTGCTTTTCGGCAAGCTCGTCGAGAGCCGCTTTTCGGGCAATGAGCGCCGCGATCCGTGACGTGCTGATCCTTGCGCTGCAGGGATTCTACCAGCCTCGGAGCGAACTCATGCCCTGGGAGTGGCATGAAGTCCACAAGACCTACCTCGAGGCAACGGAGTCCCAGGACTACGCCGGATTTTACGATCACACGCTGGCTCCTCAGAATACCTTCGTGATGGAGTTCTTTTCTGGACGCTTTTCGGACAATGTCGAGTTTCTTCCCGGCACGCCGCGCGATACCGTCTGGCGCGAGCTTATCGTCATGAAAAGCTCCCAAGTCGGCGTCACGCTGGCCGTCCTCCTTGCGATCGTCTGGTGGATTGCCGAGGTCGGAAAGAACGTCATCTACTCGATCGACAGTGAAAAAGAAGCCAAGCGCATCTCCAGCGCCCGACTGCAGCCGCTGATTCGCAACTGCCCGCCGGCCGCCGCCAAGATTCAGGACGGCGGCCATGGCTTCAACGACATGACGCTCTACCTCATCGGCCTAGTCGTCTACCTCCTCGGAGGCGGGAGCGGCGGATCCTTCCAGAACAAAAGCGCCACGCTGGCGGTCCTCGACGAGGCCGATCACCATCCCGTTCCCACGGCCGGGAAGCTGAACAACCTCGACGAACTCCGCTCCCGATTGAAAGCCGTCAGCGATGCCAAGATCTGTTCCATCTCGCGACCGAAGACGGAAGCCGACCTCACAGCCCGTGAGCACAAGACCGGAACCTGTCATGTCATCGATGTTCCCTGCCCTCACTGCGACTACTACCAGGAGCTCAAAAATGAGAACCTCCGCTTTGACCATTGCAAAGACCTCGCCGGGGAATACGACCTCCAACGCGTGTTGAAAGAAACCTGGTACGAGTGCGACTTCTGTCACCAGCCGATCTACGAGAAGCACAAACGGGACATGCTCCTGCGTCGGAAATACCGCCAGACCAATCCTAACCCTAAGCCCAACAAACTCAGCCTCCACATCAGCGATCTCTACAGTCAGTTCCCGACGGCCACATGGGGGGTGCTGGCAAGCGAATACTGCGCCGCGCTGAAAAGCGTCGCCGCCATGACCCGCTACCGGCAAGAGAGGCTTGGGAAGCCCGAGCGCTTGCGCTCCAGCGAGCTCAAAAGCGAAGACGTGACCCGACTCCGCAGCGCCTACCATCGCGGGACCATCCCGGTGCGGCCGGCGCTCTATTGCATGGGGGCGGACGTCCAGGGAGATGTCAAAAAATGGATCAAAGGAGGGTTCACCGCCCAAGGGGAACTCTACATTGTGGATTGGGGCTACACCCTCAGCTTTGACGAACTCCTCGACGAAGCCCGCGAACCGGTCCCCGTGGGAGTCGAGTTCAACAACTGGAACCGCTCCATCCCCTGGGATGGGGAGACAGTCACCGTCGACCAGGGAATCATCGATGAGGGGCACCTCATGGAAAGCGTCCGGCGATTTGTCCTGCGGAGCGACGGCCTCTTCGTCCCGTCCAAAGGCCGCGGTGGGATCCAGATCCGGACACTGGTCGAGGAATCGGAAGGCGAGATCGATGGAGAGCCGCTGATCACATACCATTTTTCCGACGATCAGTTTAAGAAAATGCTCTACATCGCCCGGATCAAGGAATTCGACAAGATCCTCACCGGGAAGTCAAAGACGCCTCGCCTGCACCTCCCCTGGGAGCTCGATGCCGAACTCGTGGACGAACTCACCAGCGAAAAGCTTTCCGTCGAACAGGACCGACTCGGATACCCGCGCGAGACATGGAAAAAGAACCCTTCCATCCCCAATGACTTTGGAGACGCGCTCAAAAATCTCCTGGTGATCTGGTACTGGATGGGGCCTCAGCTTGCGCCGCCTCCGGAGGAGGCGGCAGCTGAGGTGAAGGCCTAACTAATCCTTGAGATCCGCCGCCTTGTCGAGGGTCTCCGTCACCCACTCGCTGAGCTTTTTCTTTTCCGCGACAGCGGCGCGGACGTAAGACGCCTTCTGATCCCTCCTCACCCGCATGTGGAGATGCGATGAGGCGAGATCGCCCCCCGACTTCGGGGGGCGTCCGGGTTTGGGGGTCACAGGTTTTGAAAGCTTGTCCATGACGCTCGATTTTCTGGGGTGTTCTTCAGGTTTTCAGCGGCTAGCCACCGCAAGTAGGCGGCGGCGTCTAGAACCACGACTTGCACCGGGACCCCCTCGAAATGGAGTTCTTCAGCGATGTATTCAATCATGTCGTCGTGATCTGATTTCTGCGCCGGCTGGTCTTCCGGTCTCAGGAGCTCGTAGTCGTGTTGCGTCTCGTAACGGGTCAACCGTACGAGGTTCGGCGCTCCTGCCTCATCGAACGCCGTGAGAACGGCGTCGATGAAGGCATCCGCGTTAGGGAGCCAATTTTTGCTCACTGCTGGTCCTCCTCGGCATACTCCCGGAGAGTCTCAAAGAGGGTTGAAATTTCTTTGTCGGACTTTTTGAGGAACCAGACGAGATCACCGTTTCCTCCCCAATACATGCTCGCGGGCTTGTAAAAGCTGTCGAAACCAACCTCTTTCAGAAAGCGTTCTTTCCATTCTTTCCCCTCGGGGAGTTCCTCGCGGAGATCCCAGCTATGGAGCGCTCCGTAAACAGTTTCACCTTCAAGGGTAGTTTTGTCCTCCCTCTTCCAAAGGTCGCAGAGGATTTCCGAAACCTGCTCGGCGGTCGGGAACGAATTGGCGTTAAATTCTTCAGCTTGGAACTGTTCAAGAAGTTCCGCGAACTCAGGAATGTCGAAAATGCGGATGGTATCGTCTCCGCCGTTGAGGGCTTCGATGAGATCGCCGAGAGTTTCTTCAGCCTCTTTTGGAGCGCTGTTCCAGTCTTCATTCCACGGAATGCCTGTTCTGGCCTCACGGATTCTTTCGAGCCCTTCCCTTGACCCATCGGTGAGAGCGGCTTCCATCAATTTCAAGAGGTCAGAAACCGTCTTTATTTCCTCGGAAACCGTGTGGATTCCGTACCCTCTTTGTTCGGTCCATTTGACGAAGACTTTCCGGTCGTTGTTCGTGGCCTCTGAAAGGGTGAGGTCCTTGCTGCTGGTGGTGTTTTCTGTCGTGCTCATTGTCTCGTTGTGTTCGTTGTTCCGGGTGTCCCCCGGCGGAAGAGAGTAGATTTACTTTCTGGGGACATCTTCGCCCAGTTTCCCTATTTTGTCAACACATTATTATTGCCCTACGGAAAAATTTTTTGAGGTCCCTGGCCTCCCTGCGAGCAGTTCCGCCATGCGGTTCCTCCCGCCAGCGCGGGACAGGATCCAACTCGGCGGCCTTGTTTGATTCGCTCGCGCCCGCTCGGCTCACCCCTTCGGGGCTGGTCGCTTCGCTCCCAGTCTAACCGGGCCGGTCACCACCGGCCACGTTTTGACGGCACTCTCCTCCCGGCGAGCAGTGCCGCCCTTCGGGTCCCGCAGCCGCGGGATCCAACGCGGGCATTCCCATGCCCTTGTTTGACACGCCGCGCGGAACGTGGCCTACGACGACACCGTAAAAGCATACCTCAGACTGTTTGAGCGCGAGGAACTGGAGGGAATGCTCCGCACTGCGCTCAAGAACCTTGCAAGCGGGGTCACCGTCACCGCGGTGAACTACGAGGGAGGAGGGACAACCGGCACCTCCAACATCGATACCCAGACTCTGATCGCAATCCTCAACGACTGCCTCGACCGCATCGATGAGGACGGTTCAGGGACGGGTGACGCCGACGATCGAAACACCGAGCACTGGGACTTCAGCCAAGTCCGCCTTGGAACCTAAGCCATGGCCCGCTCGACCACCAAGAAAACCGCCGCCCGCACGCCGGCGCGCCGCTCCAGTTCCGGAAGCGGAGTCCTCAAGCCCAAGGGGTACAGCATGTTCGACGGGGCCAACCGCTCCTCCTACCGAGGCTGGTTCTACGTTCCGACGCTGGACACGGCCCGCGAGCTCGACAGCTACAGCCACTGGGAGCTGGTGAAGAGGGCCCGCTGGTTCTATGCCAATTCCGGATTCGCACGCCGCTGCGTGAACGGACTTGCCGGGATGATCGGCTACCTCACCCCGCGCCCGCTGACGACCGATGCCGCCTGGAACGACCTGGCGATGCGCAACTTCGAGAACCGCGCCGGCAGTGCCCAGATCTGCGACCTTGCGGGCAAGCACAACTTCTACAGCTACCAGATCGCGCTTTCCAGGAACGACCTCAAGGATGGTGACATCCTCACGGCCCTGACCAAGACGGCCAACGGCGGGGCGGCCTTCCTCGGATACGAGAGTCATCAGATTGGAAATAGCTCCACGACCGATCAGAACATCTGGACAAACGGCATCCAGATCGACCGGTACGGGAAGCATCAGGGCTACCGGATCCTGAACGGGAGCGGCCACTTCGACATCTCGGCGCGGGACGCCATCTACTACGGCGATTTTGAGAGGCTCAATCAGCCGCGCGGGATCACGGGATTCGCGCACGCGATCAACCACCTCCACGACATCACCGAAGTTCGCCGGGACATGAAGCTCGGCATCAAGGTCACCAACCAGATGGGCTTCTACCGGACCCGTCCCGGGCAAAAGACCTCCTCCAGTGCCGCCAGCCGCCGCATGGGTGCCGGGCGCCGGCTGGAGGTGCCTAATCCGACCGAGCCACAGGCCAGAGTCGCGCTCGAGGACGTCTTCCGCGGCGGAAAAGTGACCGACCTCTTCGAGGGAGAGGAGATCAAGACGCTGCAGGACACGCGTCCGCACCCCAACCAGATGAGCTTCCTCGACGACTTGGTGCGCGACATGAGCTGGGGATTCGGAGTCTCGCCGGAGGTGCTCTGGTTTGTCGGCAAGATCAACGGGACTTCCAACCGCTTCCTCCTGGCCGATGCCGTGAAATGGGTCGAGCAAAAGCAGCAGCGCCTGGCGGATACCTTCTGCCGCCGGTACTGGGTCTATCACATCGCCTGCGAGATGAAGGCCGGCCGCCTCCGCCAGTGCGAGGACCCCGAGTGGTGGAAGGTGGGATTCATTCCCCAGACCCGCCTGACCGTAGACCGCGCCAAGGATGGGAAGCTCAGCATCGATCTTCGCAAAGCCGGAATGATCACGCTCAGCCGCTACTACGACGAGCAGTTCAGCGAAGACTGGAAGCCTCCCACAGACCAGTGGATGGACGAGCTGGCCTACATCCGCGACGGACTGAAAAAGCGCAACTTCGAAAGCCTTGCCGAGGTCCAGGCGCTCCTCGGGGCCACTCAGCTGAGCGTGAAAGGCGATCCCTCAGCCGCCGGATCCGACGCAGCGGAAGACCCCGCAAGCGCAGCACCACTTCCCCCCGAAGACCAACCCAACGACTAACCCTCCATGAAATACGCACGCCTCCTCACCGCCTTCTACTTTCAGGCATGGGCCATCAGGCTCGACGTCCACCGGATGCTGGGCCGCCAGCTTCAGGATCACCTGGCGAAACTCCCGGGCTCCCGTGCCGACCTCGATCTGGGCAACGACTGCGAGGAGGAGGAAGAGGAGGACCGCTCCCTGCCCCAGAGCTCCATGGGAGTGATGGTCATCCCGGTGCATGGGATCATCGGAAAGCACCTCGGACTGATGGAGATGCTCTGCGGCGGCTACGATCTCGATACCCTGAGCCGCGATCTTGATGCGGCGTCCGAGGATAGCAACATCCACACGGTGATCCTCGACTTCGACAGCCCGGGAGGAACGACCATCGGAGTGCGTGAAATGGCCGACAAGATCAAGGCACTCGGAGAGAGCAAGACGACCATCGCCTACACGTCGACCCAATGCTGCTCGGCCGCCTACTGGCTTGCGAGCGCCTGCAACGAGTTCTACGCCGCCCCGAGTGCCATCGTGGGATCGATCGGAGTGTACATCGCCGCAATCGACGCCTCCCGCGCTTGGGAGCAAGAGGGCTTCAAGCTCAAGCTCTTCCGCGATGGGGCTCTCAAGGGGATCGGAATTGAGGGCAAGGAATGGACCCCCGAAGAGGACGCATTCCTCCAGGCCATGGTCGACCGCAACAGCAAAGCCTTCAAAGGCTTCGTGCGCGAGCGGCGTGCGGGAGTCGCCGACTCCACGCTTCAAGGCCAATGGTTCGACGGAGAGCAGGCCGTGAGCCTGGGGCTTGTCGACGACACCTCGCCCGAGCTTCAGAACGTGGTGACGGCCGCGATGGCCTCCGGAATGCTCTCCTGAAAAAGTGCCGCCACACGTGTGGCGACAGGTTTTTGGTCACGGTTGGACCCCTCGCTGCACGTGCAGCGGGGGGTTTTTCGTTTGAGCAACCATGTTCGCGGCGTCACGAAAATGGTCGGTGCACGTGCTGCGGAGCTCATGGGGTGACGGAAAAACCGGGTACTTTTTCCGGCGGGCAAGCGGTTTTGACGGCAGTCGCCTCCCGGCCACTTGTTTGTCTGCCGGTCGTCCCCGACCAGGCACCCCTCGGTCTGCTGACCTCGGGACTTCACGGCTCCTCGCCGTGAATGACTAAGCCCGCTTCCCAGCGGCCTTTTGACATCCCGTGGAGGGCGTGAATATCCATCGCCTCCGCTCCTACCTCCTCCTTGCTGCCGACAACGGCGCCGGTACTGGCGCTCCTGCCGAGCCCGCTGATCCCGCTAATCCCGCTAATCCCGCTCCTGCCGCTGATCCCAATGCCGCTCCCGCTGAGGGTGGCGAGCAGGGTGGCACCACCTCCGAGCCTGCCGCTGCTCCCGCTGAAGGAGAAGGCAAGCCCGATGCCTCCGCGAAGAAAGGCATCTTTGCCAAAGCCGGTGATTACCTCGCTGCCCGCGGGGAACTGCTCAAGAAAATCTCCGGCCATGAGGGCGAGATCGCCCGCCTCCGTGGCGAGCTCGAGACCGCCAACAAGACCGTGGCGACTCAGGCCACCGAGCTGAAGGAACTCCGCGACGGCAAGGCCGCGCTCGAGCAGAGCGTCGCCCGCCTGGAGAAAGAGCAGAAGACCACCGCCGAAGCCGCCGCCGACATCGTGGCCGGCCAGGGAGTGCCTGCCGGAAACCTGCCTCCCGTCTCCGACGAGTCACAGGACGTTGCCGCGAGCGATGCCGAGCACCTCGGCAAATACGCCGGGCTCAAGGGCAGTGCCAAGACCGCCTACTACCGCGCCAACAAGGCGGCCATCACCCGCGCCGCCAAGGCCCAAAAGAAAAAGTGATCCCCGCGATTTGACACCCGCTTTCCAGCAAAAACCCCACACCCAAGCAATCCACACACCCACCCACTGACATGAAAGTCTCCACCCGCTTCCTCGCCCTGCTCATGACCGCCGTCGCCTTTGTCGCCGGCATCGTTGCCACCTTCACCCATGGCGCCCTTGCCGGCGCCGCCTTCACCATGGGGATTGCCGCCGCCGGCATGAACATCCTCCAGGGTGCCCGTTTCGGCACGCTTGGCATGGCCAACACGGTCGACAGCGATCTGCAGCTCGACACCATCCTTGATTCCGCCCTAGAGGCCTTCAAGACGGTGATCCTTCCGCTGCGTGCCTTCTCGACCGTCTTCAGCGACGTGGTCCTCAATGGCGCCGACAAGGTGGCCGTTCCCTTCTACCCGCTCTCCGGCTCCGCCAGCCGTGATTACGACGGCGAGTATATCTTCGACGGCAGCGAGACCGAGGCCCGCGATGTCACGATCAACAAGCGCAAGTACCAGAGCATGAGCTTCACCTCCAAGGAGCTCGCCCGCCAGCCCAAGCTCAACCCCGAGAAGATCGGCCAGCAGAAGGGCCGCCGCCTCGCGGCCGATGTCCTGAGCGACATCCTCTCCGTGGTGAACACTGACAACTTCGGGGCTCCGATCTACACCGGCCCCGTCAGCTCGTTCGACGTGGATGTCGTCGCCGACATCAAGAACTACCTCACCAAGGCCCAGTGGCCGATGATGGGGCGCGGCCTGATCATGAACGCGGATTACGACAACGCGCTCTTCAAGGACAACGCGCTCCTCTACGCCTATGCCTCCGGCGACCAGGGCGAGCAACTCCGCACCGGCATCGTCCGCCAGTTTGCTGGCTTCGACGACTACGTCGGCACCCCGTTCCTCCCCGACAACGAGGAGAACATCGTCGGCATGGCGGTCCACCAGAGCGCGATCCTGACGGCCTTCTCGCCGATCCAGCCCGGACCCAACGTCATGAAGCACCTCGCCGACTACCGCAAGGTGACCGACGAGGAGAGCGGCCTGACCCTGGAGTACCGTGCCTGGGGCGATCCCAACGGTGACGCCGACAAGGCCGTCATCGAGTGCAACTACGGGTTTGCCGTCGGCAACCAGCAGGCGCTCAAGATCATCACCAGCGCCTAATCCCTAGGCCGCGACGACGATGAGAACCGCCATCACGCTCGGCAGGAAAAAGAGCGACAAGACCTTCCGGCTCCTTGCGGGGCCGGAAGTGGCCATCCGGGAGCAACTCTCCGCGATCAAAGGCCGCAAGTACTCGGATCTCGACGAAGTCCAGATCTGGTCCAGCGCTGGCGGACTGATCAAAAAGGCCCGTCCCTCCGAGCCGAAAGGAGTCTTCAACAAGGAGGCTCTCCTCCCGATCGAAGCTCAGACCCGCCCTGCTGATGAGGAAGATGGTGAAGAAACTTCCGCCTCCCCTGAGGAAGAGTCCTCCTCGGCTCCCGCCGCTCCGGAATCCCCCGGAGCTGCCTAAGACTTCATCGGCTGCCCTCCGCCACAGCCCGGGGCCATCCAACGGACATGTAACCCGTCGGATGGCCCTTCACTTTTTCTCCCTTCCCCAATGAATCCCGACGCCATCCGAGACCTTGCCCGCCGGGGAGCGGCCCAGAGACTAAAAACCTATGGGGAGCCTTGCGAGTATCACGGGGTCGCCTTTATGGCCACCAAGCCCCCGACCCGCGATGCCAGGACGCTGCGGGAAGGAGGATTCACGGCAGAGGCCGATACCAGCATCAGATTCCTTAAGAGCGCCATCAGTGAGACTCCCGTCTCCGAAAGCATCATCAAGGTGGCCGGTCGGGAGTATCGGATCGTCGAGGTCAAGGATGTCACCCAACCGCTTCCGGAATGGGTGCTTTCCCTTCATAGCATCGGATGATCACGACTAGCATCGATGTGAGTGGCATGGAGACCGTGCTGCGGCAGATCTCGCTGATGACCATGCGCCCGATGCGCGAGGTGACCTTGTCGGAAGCCAAATCGATTCTGCAGACATGCCTGGATCGGACCAAGCTGACCCCGGCCGAAAAGATCAGGCAAGTTACCGCAACCAAGTTCAATCAGTATGATGCGCTCAATCGTTGGGGGGTTGAATCGGTAGGCAGCTTCCCCAAAATAAGCGTCTGCTCAAAAAACGGTCGAGTCTGGCTTGGAATGCCCAGGCCAAGAACAGGTGCCTTCTCGCGCACCCGTGGCCGGAGGGGTGGAGGCGTTTGGTATTTGGCAAACAAGAACTACCTGCCGGATTCGGTCTGGGACACCTATCTGGATCTCAACCGTCAGCGCCTTTCATCGTTAAAAAATCGCGTCACCGAACTGTTGTCGCGTCGTGGCATCCCTAAATTTACATGGCATGCGATTGCTCAAGAGTTTGGCGAAAATCTACGTGCCTCAGCCGCCGTGCTAAACTCAAAGATTCGCAACCGAATGCCATCCGAGCTTGGTAAAGCAAAGATCAAGCAAACGGAGTCGAGCTACAGCCTGACCATGACCAACTCCTCCATTGCTTCGATGCGCAAGGATGCCGAGGGGATCCTGCAAAGAACCGTCCAAGGCCGTCAGCAGTATTTTAAAAAAAACCTTGAGAAAGGGGTTTTCGACAGCATGAAGAACGTCGAGCGTGCCTATCCCAACCTGGTCAAAGTCCGCGCCGCCTAAGCAAAACCATTCAACTTTTAGCCTTCCGCTTTTTCCATCCCATGTCCCTCCTAGCCATCCGTCTTGAGAAATCCCTGGTCAGCTACCTCACCGATTCGCTTCCCGGTGTCACCCTGCTCGAGGGACACCGCAACGAGGAGCAGGGTCCGCTTCCCAGGGTGATCGTCACAGTCATGTCCGGGGGAGGGGATCTGGTGCAGGGTGCCGGTGTGGATCAGCTTGAGGTGGAGATCCAGCTGCTCATTGGCAGTGGCGAGGCCGGTGAGCGTGAGGCTGCCGGGGATCCCCTGGAGCATCTTGCCAGGCTTGCTGACACGGTGCGGGGGGCCTTGCAGGAGAGCGCCCAGGAGACCATTGAGGGGCACCTTGCCGGCGAGGATGCCGGTGTGGCCTTCAGTGGGATCGAGTACACGGGCCACAAAGAGGGGATGAATCAGGAGCGAAAACTCCATGGTGTGGTACTCAGCTACCGGGCCTACTGCGGTCTGATGGATTAAGTCACACGACTCCCGTCGATCGGTGTCGCCCTGAGGGCTTATTTGATGGCTGGCTCTGCCGTTGCTACGCATCCGTTACGGCGCTCGCGCCCGCTCAGCTAACCCCTTCGGGGCTGGTCGCTGCGCTCCCAGTCTAACCGGCCGGGTCACCACGCCACGATTTGACACAGCGGGGAAAGGGAACACCCAAACTCCAACCCTACCTTTCCCATGTCCCAGCTTGGCACCGTCCTCCTTCGCAAAAGCGCCCCCCTCTTCGCCAACCATGTCGTCGTTGACGGCACGTGGAAGGAGAAAGACTCCACCATGCACGAGCGCACCGATGGCGGCGACGGGCTTGTGGCCAACTACTCCTTCTGGAGGCCCGGCGTCGATGTCTCCTGCGATCTGGTGATCAAGAGCACCGGAGTCGCCCTCAACAAGGGTGATGTCCTCGAGGAGATCGATGGAGACGAGCGTGCCTTCGTGGTCATCGAGGCCGACCTCCAGAATTTTGGTGGCAAGCCTCTGAAGCAGACCGTCTCTCTCGCCTACCATACCGGCTTCACGCCGACCGTGGTGGTCTAAGGACCAGCCGTCCACGTTACGGCCATGTCCGCAACCCTCGCGGAGTGCGTCTTCAATCTTCGCCATGAGATCTGCGGGGTTGCGTTGCAGCCCCTCAGTCTCTGGCATGTCTGGCTCCTGGAGTTCGTCCGAAGCCCCTATGTAGGTGTAAGCGGTGACGGGACGGCAGCGGATCTGGCACTTGCTCTGCTGATCTGCTCCCGCCCTGCCGAGAGCCCGGCGACCTGCGGGCCTGCCGAGTTTGTCTGTGACCCGCACCTGATTGCATCGATCGAGAAAGCCGGGATCAGGGAGACCTCGCTGGCATTCCAGAGCTACCTTGCCGACCACATTGCCACCCCGCGCTGCTGGGAGAGCGGATCTGGAAAACCCGTCAAGAGCCCGATCTGCCTCTACATGGCGGCGGTGCTCATGCGCTGCGGCCGGATGGGCCATGAGGAAGCCTGGGCAACTCCCTTCGGGTATGCGCGGCACCTTGTCCTGGCATTGGCCGAGGCGGGAGGAAACGAGATCCCGCTGATGACAGCGGCTGAAGAAGAGGCTCTGAAAGCTGCCGGATACACACTTTAACGACCATGAGCGCCATCGAACTCACGCTGGGAACCAATAACTCAGCCCTCAAGACAGGGCTGGACGCAGCAAAGGGGCAGGTCATGCACTTCAAGGATGAGGTTCATCATCTCCTGATGGGGATCTTTGCAGGCATCTCGGTTGAGCAGATACTCGAGCACTTTGGAAAGATTCAGGACATGGCCGAGACCTTTGGCACAACGGCAGAGGCCGTGCAGAGGGTCGATCAGTATGCGCAGCAGTTTGGCATGACTATCGACAATGTCGCCAAAGTGCTTGGCAAGCTGCGGGCTGACAGCAGTGGTCTGGAGAAGCTCGGGATTGATGCCAAGGAGTTTTCCAAAGCAAACATGGATGAGCAGATGATCATGCTTGCCGCAGCCTTGGAGAAGATTCCCGACCCCCAGGAGCGCATCACCTTGGCATTTGAGTCAATGGGTTCAAAAGCCAAAGTCCTGTTTCCGATGCTGCTTGGCGGGACGGAAGAGATGGAGAAGTTTTTTCAGAAAACGGCAGTTGCCAGTGATGAAGCTGTAAAAAAACTTGATGAGGCTGGTGACAGACTTACAGCAGCAAAAAATGCGGCTATCGTGTTTTCCGCAGAAACTCTTAATCTTAACGATAAGATTCGTGAAATAGACGAAGAAAAGTTTGCCCGATTGTTCAAGATAATCGTGGACGGTGCCTCTGATATGAACCAAGCATTTGCAAGCCTCCTAAAAGGAGATTTGCAAGGTGCTTGGGGGAGCCTTGGGGCAATGATTGAGAACGCCAAAAACAATGTTATTGAGTATGGCAATGAGCTGAAAAAAATAATCTTTGGTGAAGGTGAAGCACCGCAATCACCGGACCAGCAGGCAGCCATTGATGCAGCCGAAGCGCAGAATGCCGCCGCCGAAGATCGTGCAGCCCTCGAGGAGCGGATTGCGCAGATTAGGGCTGATCATGCGGAAAAGGCCTTGGAAGCCGAGACAAGGCTGGCGCACCTGGTGGAGCAGCGAAAGGCCCTTGAGGAGGAGCTCGCAAACACCTCGGCAGACTCAGTGGATCGGCGCAAAGAACTCAGTGACCAGATCGTAAAAAACGAGCAGGCGCAGCTATCGACGCAGGACGAAATTGCCAAAATCCAAGAGAAGGCCGGTGAGGAACAGTTAAAGCAACTTAACAAAGAGGCCGAAGAATACGACAAGGCTCTCAAGAAAAAAGCAGAAGTTGATTCTAAAGAGCGTGATAATCTTGCCAAGATATCGGAGCGAAACGAAAAGCTTGCCGAGCGCAAAAAGATGGATGACTTCCGCGAGAGGGAGCGTGACCTTGGATTTGTTTCCGGCATCAAGGAGGTCGGAGATAGCAGAAGCGGCCAGCGTCTGGCCGGAGTGGACTACTCGGTAATCAATGCCGAGGCCGAAAAGGGAATCAAACTCCAGGAGGAGATGCGCAACTACATGAAGATCATTGCTGAGAAAGAATACACCCTTGAGATACCCGACGCCTCCTAACCATTGACACTCATCACCTCTTAAACCTTCCCCAGTTTCATCCTTTAGCTTTTAGCCTTCAGCCTTTCCCAATCCATGACTATCGCTCGCATCGTCGGAACCTCCTTTGGGAGTGGTATCCTTCAGGCCAAAAACAAGTATAGCGAGGGACGCAACGGCCAGCTGGTGATCGAGCGCACATTCCGCGCATTTGAGGATGGATGGATCGCTGGATGCCCTCAGCGTGGATCGGCTCACCCCGACATGGCAAATGCCACACTGGTTCAGAGGAGTGCGCAGGCTTCCAGCATCCCGATGCTGGTGGATGTCACGTTGACCTATGAGACCCCTGCAAATAACGATCCCCCTGCAACGGATCAGCCATTGCCTCCAGACGAGTACAGTGAGAGCGCCAATGCGGTGGAGGCCCCTATCGAGGCGCACCCTAATTTTTCAAAAACCTACAACGACAACCCTCCTTTTGGGACTGTTGAAAACGGTGCGCTTTTTAATGAGAAAGGGAAATTTGATGGTTGGGCGACCTGGAGCGAGTATGCAGGGATTTCGACCTACAAAGTAGCATCGGTCACCGAGACCTACACCAAGTATTTTTGGACCAAGCCGGAGAGTGTCTCGACGCTGATTGGGTACACGGATGATCTTGAGCCTAATTGGTTGATCATCTCGGGGAGCATCCAAAGGCGATATCCCTACTGGACGCGATCCATCACCCGGATCTGGTCGGCAAACCCGTGGCCATCTGCTATTTACCCGCACGGAGGAGCGTAGTCAGTTATGGCCTACGACATCGACAAGCTCAAGCTCAAGAGCCAAGGCCTGATTCCTCTTGGGCATTGGAATACCCTTGTCGATTACGTCCGCTCCTCGCTAGTCACAAGCTTCGTCGGCGGGGCCTTTGCCAGGACTCCGATGGGTACCCAGCTATGGGCTCGAGGTGGAGGCGAAGAGTCAAGCGCACCGATCAAGCCTCTTCAGATCATCCTTTCCTCGGTGACGGCCAGCGGGACGACCACTAACTACCTCTCGCTCTACCCCGGCACGGTCGGCGGCGTGTTTCCAAATGTTGATGGGCAGTTCCTATGGGCGATGCCGTCAGATGGCGCGGGCGGGTTCCTTGAGTATCCACGCATGGCCTACACGCTGCCGGAGACAGGCAAGGTCAGGAATGTCTGGCTGAAGGTGCGCTGCGTGGCGGGTACCGTGGTGGGTGCAGTGTGCGAGACGGGGCTCAGTGATGCGACTCCTCCGGTGCCAGCCAACACCGTCGAGTTTGCCTATGTCCTGCTCGGCTATATCCGACCCGATGGGAGTGTGGTGCAGGGGACTTACGGGCCGATGGCCTACCAGTTGGTCTTTGGGCTGCAGAGTGACCAGCCTTTCGGGCATACGTTCACATTCGCCCCGTGAGTCATGTTCCATCACTACCCACGGCCCCTTGAGGTCTTTGTAGAAGACAAAGCACCTCGTCCCTACGAGCCGGGATACCCGATAGACTGCTCTCTTTTGGTCAAAGGACCACCCGACGGGTCAACTCCGACATTTCCGGCGGGAAGCACGATTGAGCTTTGGCACTATCGGGTCACTAATCCTCACATGACCGCAGGAGCAACTCTTTATCAGTACCCGAATGGATATTGGGATGCACTTCCTTATATGGGAGGCAATGAATACGTAGGAGACAACGGTGTTGGACTTTCAAAAATTGGGCCAATTAGCATTTCCCTAGCTGGCCTGACTTGGAGTGAAATACCTACACCTTGGGTAATTGGAACTCCTCCCCCTTGGTTGCGGACATGGAAAAGCAATGTCGTCCTTTCCATGGAGGGGCATGAATGGGAAGGTGGATGGACTTACTACGCGCCTGGTGAGTATTGGGACTACAGCAACGAGTATCCTGCCATTGATCTAAATGGGCCTTGGACGACATCTGCAGGTCCGTTCTACACCGACCTTTCAGATGCCTCCGTTTCAGCCATCGCGGCATCTAGTGGTGACGTCAACAATTCAAACTGGAAGCAATACCCGAATGGGTTCATTACCTATGGGAACAGCAACTACCTTGGGATTTTAGGTGGGGTATCCATCACCAAAAAAGGAATCAGTGATTACCTATCTGGTGGCGATTGGTATACCGCTGCGAGCATCACAGATAGCACGGCAGATGGATACAACGTGGGAGACGGAATCGATCCTTACGTCCGTCCTCCTGGCTTTCGGCTCACGGCCCAGACTGCCACAAGCCGCACCTGGACACGGGACGAGAGTCACGCCTTCACGATCACGCTATCGACGCCCTTTGACTTTGAATCATGGAAAGCAACTAGCCCTCCCGGATTATGGGGGATGCCGATATTCGATCCCGATACATGGGAGCAAACCGGGGTATCTTATGACTACCGCTGGTTCGATGCCACAGACTGCGGGGATTTTGTGATCTCCAGAGTCGGGGAACCGGCTACCGGCACGGCAGCGTTAAGCGGTGTTCAAGGTGTAACCTTTCAGGACGGCGATACGGATTCTCACTGGCGATTGACTTGTGGAACAGTCAGCGGTGACGGGCTTGTGGCTGATATACCTTCAAACATTGGGTCGGCTACAATCTTTTGCTGGAATAAAGATGATGGGATCACTGAGAAGACCGTCACGTTCAGCAAGGAGAGTTGCTACCTCGGCGGCAATGTTTACCCGTACTACGGCACATACATGATCTGGCGATCCGCAAGCTTCGGTGATGACAACTACCCCGTGGCCATCAAGTCACTCTCCGGGCAAATTGCAACAGGCATGGCCGAGGGCACTGGGCTCTACACGATCAACAACCTGAGAGGTGCTGATCCGATGTACCCGAGGATTCCGATTCCTGAGTGATTTTCTCTCTGCTTATTTGATGGCTGGCCCGGCCGTTGCTACGCATCCGTTACGGCGCTCGCGCCCGCTCGGCTCACCCACTCTCCCGCATTAGCGGGATCGCGGGCTGTTCGCCGCGCTCTCCGC